TATAATGAGTGAAATAGATAATAACGAAAAAACTATCAATTTAGACGATGCAAACTTAGATGATATATTTGCATTAGCAATAAAGAAGAAAAAGAAGAAAAAGAATGACGAAGATAAAAATTCTACATATAAAAAGAAAAAGAAGATTATTTGCGAAGATGAAGATATAGAATGCAATTATACATATTTAGACCTGTTAAAAAGAATTAAATCGTTAAATCCTGATTTAGAATCTACTACAAAACTAAAGTTACCTATTCCTACAACATCTTTAATTGGAAGTACTAGAACTTGTTGGGATAATTTTGCATACATATGTTCGTTATTAAAACGAAATCCTGAACATGTATTACAGTTCTTTTTAACTGAGCTAGGTACTGAAGGTTCAATTGACGCTTTCCAATGCTTAGTATTAAAAGGTAGGTTTGTTCCTAGAAAAATTGAAAGTTTATTACGTAAATATATTTTAGAATATGTAACATGCAATTCTTGTAGAAATCCTGATACTCGACTAGCTCGTAACCCTGCGAGTCGCTTATATTTTATAAATTGTTCTTCTTGTGGTTCGTCTAGAACAGTTACTATTATTAAAGCTGGATACCAAGCAGTAAGAAAAGGTGAAAGAAAAAAAGCAAGAAATATATAAAAATTATTTATTTACAACTATATTGTAAAAGTGTTTCGATTGCTAAAAATTTTTTATAAGTTGTACATAACTTATAAAAAATAATATTTTATTTTTACTTACTTCTTGGTTTTCTTTGGTTTATCAGCATTTTCCATAACCTTTAACCATTTAGCGTATTCTTCTTCAAACTCTTTTAGATCATTTAACCACATTTGTTTTTCAGAAGTATTTTTCGCAGTTTCTAATTTCTTCTTCAGATTTTCTATATCATCATTTAATTGCTTTACTTTATTCGCTGTAAATGTTCTAACTTGTAAACGAAATAAATATTCATAACCATTTTTAGAACTTTCATTATCTTCGTCTTCTGCATTTTTGAAATCTTTATCATAACCTCGTTTCTCTAGTTCCTTCACTAAAATTGTCTCTTCGACATTCATAATATTTAACTTCTTTTCGATAATTTCTTTAACAAAACGAGCTTTATTACCAATGAATTTTAACTCCTTTTCTATATTTCCAATGATATAATTTTTGCGCTTCGCGTAAAAGCCGAATCTTATTTTACAAAAGTCGTTAATGATTTCGTCAATAGAATACTTCTTTAGTTGATCTTTTTCATTGAACAAAACCATATTTGTTATTGATAAATGACTGTATAGATTCATGTTATCAATAGTACAATTTAATCCGTCATCCGATTCTGTTATAGTGAATTTAATTTTCTTGTGATCTGAATAGTTTTTAAATTCTTTAATTTTCTTTTCAGCTCTCCAATCTTCACAAGTTTCTTTAAAACTATCAGTCCACATACCGATTGGTAATTCTGTGACTTCAACTTTATTTTTATTTTTTGAAATAACCCCATGTGATACAAATTTATCTTTTACATTTTCTATTATTCCAGTAAAGCCTCTATACCAAGGTTTGATTTCTGGAAGTAAACTTAAAACTGTTCCATCATCTGGATCTTCGAGCAAACATTCTCCATCATTTTCTAACCAAATCTTTATACATTCAATTATATCTAATGGATTGTAGCAAGGGATATTTGTACTCCAACCACTTCCAATTCCTGTTGCTCCATTAATTAATATAGTAGGAATAATTGGAATGTAAAATTTTGGTTCTACTTGATCTCCGTCGTCAATGACATACTCTAACAAAACATCGTCTTCACTTCTAAATAACAATGGAGTCAAAGTTTCCATTTTTGTAAATATATATCTTGGACTAGCTGCACCTTTACCACCATCTGCTCTAACACCAAACATACCACCTCGATACAACAATGGAATATTATTACTTCCTACGAAGTCATGAGCCATTTTAATTATGGTATCAAACAAATTACCCTCACCATGGTGATAGTTTGTATGTTCCGCGGTATATGCACCAAGTTGAGCTACTTTTAACATTTGTTTATTAAATGTTAAGTTACGCTTCTTGACTGCGTAAAGTACCTTACGTTGTGACTCTTTCAAACCGTCAAACAAACTTGGAATACTACGTTTACAATCATTGTGTGAAAATTTAATTACTTCGTTGTCAAGAAATTTAGAAATATCCATGTCAACATCTTTTCCAGCGTCATCCAAAGAAAATGAAGGTATTGGATTGTATTGTTCTAACCATTCTTTTCTTTGATCTGAAAACTTTTTATGAAAAACCTTATTCATTAAAGTATTTGTATCTTCGTCATTGACATACTTAACAATCTTTTCACCGAAAGTATCTGGTACATCTCCAATCTCGAAAGTTCCCAATCCCTTATAATATTTACTTGTAATCTTTTTGTTTTCTTCTAAAATTTTCTTTTCAAATTCTTTGTATTTGTTTTCGTCGTAGAATATTTTGTGAACTGGTTTATGTACAATTACAATGGGCGTTTGTAAACTTATTATAAATGGTTCTTCACGCCCTAATAATGTTGGAAACAATGCATGAAAAAAATTCAATAATAGACCAGAAATATGTAACCCATCAACGTCCTGGTCTGTCATAATTATAACATTTCCATAACTTAATGTTTTATAATTATCATCGTCTGTATAATCAATATCATATCGAAGATTTAAAGCTTGAATTAAGTCTGTAATTACTTTGTTGCTAGCTATAGTTGTCGGGATTGAGTTTCTGCAGTTCAAAAGTTTTCCGCGTAATGGCATAATTCCATACCAGTTTCTACCTTCTTTTCCGTAAATTCCTTTTTCAATTCCTGCAACGGCATAATTTTTTGCAGATAAACCCTCGCATAAAATTAAACTACATTGATCACCAAGTTTTCCTCCAGCGTTGTTAGCCTGATCATATCCTTCGATTTTAACATGAGCCTTCTTTTTCTTTTCGGTCTTCTTTAGAACTACCATTTCTTTAGCTCTGATAATATCTTCGATATCACTAATAACAGACCATTTTAATAGTTTTTTGATATCCGCAGGTTTAACTTCGAATGGAACTTTTGGTGATTCGAGCTTCTCTTTATTTTGCGAATCAAACTCTGGATTGACTACTTTACAGTTCACAAAAATCTTGAAAAACTGTTTGATATCTTTAATATTTAATTGAGGTTTTCCCTTTTTATTGAACTTTTCCACTAAAGGTCGAAATAAAGCTTCAGAAACAGAGTCCACTTGTTGACCACCAAGTCTGTTAAAAATTCCATTTGTAAAAGCAATAGATTGAAACTCTTCAGACGGAGTTATTAAAACTTCTACATTTGGATTTTTTATATGAAGACTTTCATCATTTGGCAAATCGTAAAGTTTAGAATATGAAACTAAATTATTAACTTCAATCAATTCATTATTAAAATAAACTTTGACACCAGTTAACATTGCAGCATCTATCACATATTTTGTATATAATGCTATAATATCATCTGTATAACCTTCTAAATCAAATTGTTTGAAATCTGGAAAATATCTAACTTCAGTATACCCTTTCTTTTCTTTTGTTGATTTTATAATAGGTTCTGAAGGCGATTTCATATTATTGGTCCAAGTCTGTTCGAATGTTTTTTTGTTAACAGGATCTAACCCTTTTACAATGAATTTTGAACTGAAAATACAGCTTAATTTACTTCCCAATCCATTTAATCCCGAAATCTCCCTTTCTTCTGTATCATCATAATTTGATCCAGTTAACAAATGTCCAAATATTAAAGTATGATTATACATCTTTTCTTCGGCATGCATTTCGATTGGAATAATATCTCCGTCATTCCAAACCGAAGTTTCACCTGTTTCTTTATTAATATTTACTTTAATAGCAGTACATGGTATTTTAGCTTTTTTAGATCTTTCTACGTTATCAACAGAATTTGAAATAACTTCTATAAAAATTCTCAAAATAGCTGGCGATGACGTTATATATTTTTTAATTATCTTATAACTATCTTTATCTTCATCATTTATTGCTACATAATCGTCGTATGTTTTTAAAGTTTTACTTCCGACATACATAGAACTACGTAATAATACGTGATCGATAGGATCTTTTTTAGTATAAACTTTCTTTGGTGGCATACTGTTATTTTTAAATAACAGTTTTGTTTTAAAATCAATTTTTATTTTATAAAAAAACGACTGTAAATATAATTGTAATATATATTTATTACAAAATTCAAGCACTTCATCAATATATACTTGTATATTTCATTTTATTTTGATTTTTGTTCTTGATATTCCATTGCTTTTAATAATAAATGTTTTTTGAAACCAATATTTGGATTTATAATAGGTCGCCTTTCTCTTGCATACTCTAAAACATCTTGAAATAGTTTACAAGGACACGTTCTAACTTTATTATTTTCATACATATTTCTAATCATATAATTCAATATTATTGTAGAGCTTCTGCTTATCCCAGCCATACAGTGTACCAGAACATTTTTACCTTCCGATATATATTTATATATAAAATCGTATGTAGCATCAAAATATTGACTAATATCTTCGTAAGGACTATCTCCAATATTTATATACATATTTTCAATATTATTATTAGCGTAAAAATCAAGAGTTTCTTGTGGTTTTGGTCTTGTTTCTAATGTTATAACTGCTTTAATATTATTATTAATCAACACGGTTGGATTGTTTGAAGTATCCCAGTTACTTATAAATAAATGAGGTATTATTTCGACTATATCGTTTGGATCCATTTATTAGAACTGGATTTATTTTTTTTTAATTATATAAAACTTAGATATTTTTATAAAATAAAATTATTTTGAACTTGAACTGCAATTAGTAGGATATTTTTTGTTCACATCTCTTTTTGCAGATTGGTCGATTCCAAAACCGAGTATAGAACCTAATATTGTCTTAGAAAGTAAAGATAAGACAGTATATCCTATTTCAAATTTTGTGTAATCGTAATTTGGATCATTATATACACTGAATATTTGATATAATTGCCAAACCCCAAATAAGTTATAAAATAAGAATTGAGAATATATAACATACTTAACAAAATTAGGTATATTCGCACATGTCGCTTTCTTAATTTCTGTAATCGTTTGTTGAAATCTTGATATTATTATTCCGAAAACACCGAGCATTAAACCCCAACCAACTAAATTATATATTATTAGTTGCTGAAGTTTAGTACTTGAAGGTTTTTCTTTTAGAGCGAGTTCTATAGTTTGTCCTTGTAGCATTACTGCTGCAGTCGCTAGATTTGTCAATAATAATGTATCTTCATTGCTAACACCAGCAGATCTAGCAACAACATTAATCATTATCGTTGCTGTTATAGAATATTCGATCCATCTTATGAAATTGTTTTTGTTAGCTATCATTCTATTATATACCCCACCTATGAGAGGAACATTTGGAAAACTTGATATGAAATAAAAAGCATGAGTTAGTGAAGTTATACCAAAAAATGCAATAAGTAAATTTCGTAGGTCAAACTTTAAAAATGAATCAGGTTTTTCAATAAGAACAGGTTTAATAGTTCCGTCAATATTTTGTATACTATTTGTATATATTTTCAGATCTTGTGGAATATAATAATTATCTTTCTTCTTTTTAATCCATAAGATACAAAAACCTCCATGTATAGTCATACATAAAGCATTGAGTATTCTCAGAGTTTTGTTATAATCTTGTGACATCTGTTATTTTATTTCTAATCGTAAAAATAAAATATTTATAAAATATAAATGTTCCTAAAAATATTTAATTTATTTCTTTTTTTGTCAATTAATATTTTTTCTAATGCTCAGGATTGTTATCTTGAGGTTCCACTAGATCCTTTAAATACAGGTTTATTTAAACCTTGGTTTTTATCAACAAATCCAATATCAGATGTTAATTGTACCCAAACAGAAGGAGGAACTGAAGTTTTCGTCGAAAGCACTATATTAGATCTTAATACCGGAAAATTTTACGTTTATAATCCATTAGTAGTAGATAAAGGTACTCAACCTGTTATTATGCCTCAAGTTGTTTTACTTCCTGTTAATAACACAGTTATTATTAATGTCGGTGCTAATGGTAATTCGGTAACTTTACTTTCAAATGGAAATTCTTTTCCGGTTGGAAATTGTGTCAACGGAATTTCGAATGGAAGTATTTTTGGACAAGTTGCATATTGTAATGGTAAAAATTTTTTCAAAACTGTTAATGATTTAATAGCGCAAGGAAAAGTTGTTATTCCTCCAATACAAAATACGCTATTAGGAGATCAATGTCCTACAACAAGAAATTTTGGTGTTGTTGATCAGGATCAAAGTGATAATGTAATTACACAATATATTTTAACATTAGATGGAAAAGTAGCTCAAGATACACCTTTTAACAGAAATTCTATACCAAATATTAGTAAAATTTTAAGTAATGGAAGTGATAATAGACTTTTATCCGATTTTATTTTGGCAGCTGTAGGTTGTAAACCGTTTACAGCTCCAGATTTAGTTGATAATAATATTATGAAATCGTCACAATCTCTAAATGAAATACAAGCGAACTTACTTCCTTATACTGATCCAGCAGTTGCATTAACACCTGCGATAGATCCAATGGTTTTAGATAATGGAAATAAATCATTGATAAAAGTTAATTTATATAGACAAGGTGTAAACCAACCACCTCTAGATTCTTTAAAAATCGAAAACGATCTTATTTATTGTAATAATTTAAATGTTTATGGAATATCATTTTTAATATTACACAGAAATGAATTTACTAATTTTATGTCAGTTAATAATCAAGCTAGTAATTTATTAAATTTTTTATCTTCTAGATTTATGTCTACGTGGAATATTTTAAATTGTATAAACTTTATTGGTGTAACTTCTCCTATAACAATTACAATAAATGAAAACACAGGACAAGTTATATCTAACAATATAGAAATTTTGAATCAAATACGAAATCCTACAGTCCCGACTAATCCTAGTAGTATGTTTCCAACTAATCCTGTTAGTACAGTTGTCCCGACTAATCCTAGTAGTATGTTTCCAACTAATCCTGTTAGTACAGTTGTCCCGACTAATCCTAGTAGTATGTTTCCAACTAATCCTGTTAGTACAGTTGTCCCAACTAATCCTAGTAGCATGTTTCCAACTAATCCTGTTAGTACAGTTTTCCCAAGTACTTATATTAATTTATGTGGTACTAATTATAATAATGTTAATTGCGCTGAACCATGCCCTAACGGCTTGGATACAGAATGTAAAACTCTAAATTTTAAATGTTTTAAAGTGACTAATGATTTGAATAATTGTAATTATAATAATTTTTGCGGTTTAGATTACAATAATATAAATTGTTTAGAAAAATGTCCTAATGGTTTAGATATCGATTGTAAAACTCCTAATTATAAATGTTTCAAGAATACTATATGTAATAATTTAAATCCTACAAGTATAATACCACCTTCTATAACTACAACGACTCTAAATAATATTGTAAATTATACTTATTTATGTGGCACCAATAATACTAATGTTAATTGTACTGAAACATGTTTTAATGGTTTAGATACTGAATGTAAAACTCCTAATTATAAATGTTTCAAAATATATAATAGTACTTCTATATGTAATTATAATACTTTTTGCGGACTTAATATTAATAATATAAGATGTTCCGAACCATGTCCAAAAAAATTAGACACAGATTGTAGAAGTCCTAACTTTAAATGTTTCAAAAATAATTTTTGCAAAGTTACTAATGTTACTAATTTACTAAATGTTCCTATTCCAAATAATAGCAAAACAAACAAAACAAACAAAATATACATTAATATATTTTTTATATTCTTTTTAATCTTATTTTCATTTGAGAACGTAAATTAAATAAACTGTATTTTAAACCATATTTTAGTTTACAGCAAGATTTTTAATAATAGACTAACAGATGAATTTTACGTTCAGCAATAGAAATCATTTAAAATATATAATTATTATTTTAAACTATTATATTAGTATATCTATAAACTAATGATTTTACACACAATAATATGTGTAAAATCAAGTGTCCCATTTTATAAAAAACGACTGTAAAAATATCTAATTCTTTTTTATAAGACCCATGAAATACCAGGACTTTCAGCTCGAACGTCATAGTTTTTATTAATAAATACTGCTCCACTAACATCTCCTCCGGTTAATAAATGTTTACTTTCATAGTTTAAATTGTCATATGAATTAATTGAATTTGATATCTGATTACTATTTATATAGTATCTTTGAGTATTACCATTGAATCCTTTATTGTAGGATTTAAAATTATTCTTAGCATATGTATTATTACCAACTCTATTATTAGACATTTTATTATATGGAAATATAAAAAATAGTAAACATAATTAATTATTATTTTTTTGACAATCTACATCAAATGTTATTATATCTTTCATAAAATTTTGAATTGTTTCACTCAGGACATCATTATGTGAACTATTTTTCTGTTGGTTTATTTCTTCATTGATGCTTTTAAATTCGCTATATGTATAATTATCTATTGTTTTGTTTATCATACAATCTAAATATTTTGTATTATCTTGACCAGAATTAGTCTGTAAAAAGTTATAAAGGACATTTTTCCTTGAAGAAGTCCATAGGTCAGAAATTAATTTATAAATCAAAAATATAATAATAAAAAATATTAAAGATATTGAAAATAATAATTCATACTTTTTCATTTATATTATATATATTTTTTTATTTTCTATAATTAATATAATGTCAAAATCTCCTCCTACGGTAAAAAAAAATACAGAATGGAATAATGAAATTGAAAAAGTCTTAAGGGTTATTCAGTATCAATGTCATAATTATAAATTAATTCATAATGATATTTCTGTAAAATCTGAAATAACATACTCGGGAATAATGATATCAAGTATAATTATTACTCCATTATCTGGAATAGTAACTTCTATAGGAGCTATTATATGTAAAGATTTTGAAGATTTATTTTACTTTAATATGACTTCAACTATATTAAGCTTTTTAGCTGGTATTTTAGTATCGGTAATAAAATTCAGTAATTTTGATAAAACTAGTCAGGCTCATTCTATTGCAGTTGCTAGATACACATCATTGGAAGAAAATATAAAAAGACAATTGGTATTGTGTCCAAAAGATCGTATAAAAGCCCAAGAATATTTAGATTGGGTTATTAAAAATTTTGATGATCTATATACGTCGAGTCCTATATTGTTAAATGATGAATTAAATAAATATGAAAAATTCGAAGATATGTGCCACGATTCATATGATATAAATATACAATTCAGTTCAAATAGCAAATTGAAGATTAAAGATACAGAATTACATGATTATTATGGATGCAAAGGTAAAAATTGCACAAAATGTAATACTTTTAAAAAAGTAGATCTTGAAACTATTAAGAAAGATAAAAACCAAAAATCGTATATATTTACATCTCATCAAGATTTAAAAAAATATGACGACGAAAATATGATTTTACAACTTAAAAAGTAACTTAGAAAATCTAATAAATAAAAATTGAATTTTTAGTCTAACCTACCAAAAAAATGATAGGTATAAATATGGATACGCCG